CCAGTGTATCTGTCAGTGTGCATAACTTCGTCATATCCAGATCTTTCTAAGATCTTTCCTTTAATTTCCAGTTGCTTTTTTTCTTTTTGTATCCTACGCAAGAATGCATAGTATATAATCTGAGTAAAGTAAGCAAATGGATTTTTAGATTTCTCTGGATTAAAGTTATCAATATACTGTAAACAGTTTTCAATACCATCACAAATCATATCCTCTCTAAACATATAGTTTACAAAGTTTGGTTTATATGACAAGTGCGTCGCTATTTTTAAAAAACAACTACCAAGATAATTAGTAACTCTTGGACGTGGTTTTCCAGCTTCTTTGGCAGCATAAACTTTGTCGCGATAGTCTGTTATCGCAGCGAGGAATTCTTTATTATTTACATAATATTCAGTTTTTTTTCTTGCCATTACTGCTTGGTTTAATAACCATTAACATGTACTAATGGTAGCACATAGAAATGAATTTGTAAAGGGGACTTGACAAACATTACAAACCTCAGTACAATTAACCTTGTAGAGGTTCAGAAGGAATATACTAGCTTTTATTAAATATATTTTCTAACGATTTTTTCATGTCTGTTACTGATCCTAAGTAACCAGATCCTCTTGGTAACTTATCTCCTTTGCCAGTTAGAGACTTTCCATTCTCCATTCTTAATAAAGTCTCTTTGTAGAAGTCTACTATAGGACCTTCTATCTCACTCATTGTGATTATGTGATTTCTATTTAATATAAACATCTTATCAAACGTGGCGCAAACCCACTCTCTAAAAGAAAACCCAGATATCTCTAATGCTCCTTTTCTTTGCTTAGCTGAATCTACTTGCAGAGGATTTTCTAGCATGACTTTATCTTCATCCTCTAGGTAAACTACTTTAGAGACTATCTCCTCTCCAGTAATTAATTTTACAGTAGCTATAAATTCTTCTCCCATATTTAATTTGCTCTAAGGTTTACTTTAATAACTTCATATTTAAAATTTTCGTCATTATAAATGTTAACTCTTTCATTCAAATGCCGAAGTGTATAATTTTGACCGCCGATGTCATCCGCAATATCATATAATGTTGCTATGTCCTTACCTTCTCCTTTCCTAAGAACTCTACCGATTGATTGTAGATTTCTAATTCTGGACTTTGATGGTGAAGCGAACACGATGTTGTGAAGACGCTTAATGTTAATTCCAGTTGAGAAGGTGCCGTAAGAGGCAACGATGATTGCATTTGATTCAGTCTCTGTTAGATTGCGTACTTCTTCCCTATCTTCTACGTCAGTTCCTCCGTGTACAAAAAATACTTTACGTGAGGATTCTACATTATTATTTATCAATTCGTATAATGGTGTACCATGCTTTTCTACATAGTTAAATAGCACTAAGGTGTTGCCATCTAGATCCTTGACTAGATTTTTTATGAGGTTATTTCTACCTTTATGCTCCACAAGATATTCTATTTCATCTTGATATGTCTCGAAATACTGAGGAGCATGTTTACAAAGTAGGATTTTTATCCTAAAATTAGAAAGGTAACCTTCCTTGATTAGATCATCTGTTTTAGTTACTTGTTCACACTTGCCAAACAAACCTTCTAGTACCCACTTGTGAGTCTTACTCCCATCTAGAGTACCAGTAAAACCAAACCTATACTTGGCATTATGTAACTTAGTCATGATACCTGTCAATGACTTTGACTTAAAGAGATGTGCTTCATCACCAATTACGCAATCTATATCATCAAAATATCTTTTAGGAAATTTGTAGATAGATTGCCAAGTAGATATTATAATATCCTTATCAGTATTCTTATCCTTACCAGAGTAAATCTTATGAACAAAGTTGTTAGCGTCCCACCCGTAAGAAATAAAATCATTGACCATCTGCTCAACGAGGGATGTAGTTGGGACGACTATAAGTATCTTCTTTGCGGTGGCAGCATAGTATCTGACTATGGAGTAGATCATGAGGGATTTTCCAGATCCCGTAGGAGAAAGTAACAACTTACGATTGTTTTTTATTGCTTCATAGACAGCATGATATTGATAATCTCTAGGTTCTATCTTAGAGATTTTTTTCATGTATTGTTTTACTGCTGGTAATGAGACTAATTTATTGTCTTGACTTATGTCTCCGTACCAATCATTCTTTTCATACTCTACAATATATTGTTTTTCTGCTGCCCATACTTGTAGATGATCTAACAACCCATGATACAAATCTCCTGTAGCAGGGGAGTATAGACGTATAGTTCCATCCCAGTATTTGTATCTAGGATTTCTTTTTAAAAATTTTGCTTCTGGAACTTCAAATGTGAAATAGTCCGCTAATTCTCTATGGACGTATTCCTCATCAGAATGAATAGTTATATAAACCTCATTCTTTTTCTTTACTGTAAGATGTGTCATTATTGTCCATTAACAAATTTCTCCCACTCAATGGCACTCTTCACTTGAAAACCTCTGTTTGAAATTTGTTTCATAACTTGATCTAGAAAATATAGCATTTGATCTAGATACTTAATCTTTGCTTCTAGGTTGATGATCTCATCATCAGACTCTAGATAGACCTTCATCTTTTCAGTTGTTTTTATATGAGATCCAAATGGTTTAGCAGCATACGTTTTAGCATCTGCTTCACCAGAATAATACTCACGTTTTTCCTTTACTAATTTACGAATTTCAAACTCTAAAGAAGTTTTAATCTGTGATATGTCAGTGTAATGGTTTAAGTATTTATTGTGTTGGAAAGGGATGTCTAATGCGAGTTGCCCTAAGTCAGCACTATATTGTTTGTTCTTAAATTGAAAGTCTACATGACTATCTTCTGCCCAATCTTCTCTAAGTTTTTGAAATTTATTACGAAGAGATTCAAAATTCATATTTTCTTAAATGTCTTATCACGTAGGAAGAACTGCTGATGTTTAAATGTTACGTTAGCAGTAATGTATTCTACATCTCCTATTGTAGCATCAAATTGCAAATTTGTCAGTGCTACAGGGAATAAATTTTGATAGTCTACCACAAATGCAGGGTTGTATTGACTTGTAGTAATTAGTAATTGTCCGTTAGAGAATATATCTTTCTCTGGTGTTTCACGTGCCATCTGATCTGCGTTGCCATTGTCACGCATCCATTTGTATATACTATTATAATTTTTTAGATCTTCGTCTACAATAAAAGTTACTGACAGATCACCAAACTCTACTCCTCCACCAGGTATAATAGGCAAGTTTCTAAACTGACTTGCTATTTGTGTTGTAGGCATATTGATATCAGGAAGGTTTGCTGATTGACAAAAGAAATCCGTACCCTCAAACTTTTCTAGTTTAAGGATAAAACCAATAGGATTTAAAAAATTTCTATTTGTTGGTTGCTCTTTGTACCAATCTGCTCCGCCTAAAGGCATATTAATATTCCGACTACTTAGTATTTATGGGTTGTTAGGATCCATTCCTAATCCCACTAAGTAATCTACCCACCACGTTGGATTTTTTTCTGTTCTCCACCGTGGTACAGGTACATTTTTACTTTCGTAATATTCTTTAATTGAATACTCTATTTTTTTAGCAACTTCTTCCCTCTTCATTCTTCTAATTCTATTCCACAAAAATCTCATACTTTCCTCAGTCATTATTTTAAGTTGCAGTTACTACTTGCTCCTTTATCGCTTCAACCACATCCTTTACAATACTTACATCAATACCCATAAAAGGAGGTATCAGTCCTAGAGTTCTAAACAGACCATCGGCGAACAGTGCCATGAATGCAAATCCAAGAACCATGCTAATCTGACCAGCGTTTCTATTGTGTTGGTTGATAGCAAAATCTATCATCTCACTAACTTCTTCTTTACTAACCATAGTTTGCTTCTTGGTTGTAAAAGAATTTTTAGTTGGAGGTTTTTGTTTTTGTTTTTTAGAGATTAAATCTCTACCGTATTGAGATAATACCATGATTGTAATTTGATAATTGTATTATAACAGAGAATTAGTTTATTGCCAATACTCATCTAGGACATCGAAGGTCTTGTTTAGGTACTCGTTAGCACCTAGACATTCCCATTTTCCCTTTTCCCCAATCTCACATTTGTAATGCAGTTCTCTTTTGAGTTGCATAAGTCGATTGGTCATGGCGACTTTATCGAGTCTACCGTTCATCGTTTTTCTGTATATCTACAATACTATTTAAACATAAAAAAAGGGATCCCGTAGGATCCCTGTGTGTGTCCCCTAACAATGTTGGGGGATTTTCCATATTTTGGTAACACGCATTACCAATATTTGGACTATGTTAAGTTAGCAACTCTAACTCTTCTGTAGTACTGGTTCTTACCGTGTGTAAGAGCTTCAGCATCAGGAGTGCTTCCGTTAAGTACAAATGGGTTAGCAACCATACCGTATCTAGTCTTGAAACCAATTTTTGGTTGGAAGGTAGATGGGTCGATGCTTCTTAACATCTGTAGGGGAACGTAAGGACAATAGAATAATCCAGCATCGTAAGGTGATGTACCTTTGTATCCTACAACATAGTAGTGTGTATTAGATACGTTTGCTGAATAAGGGTCAACATAAACTTTGATGCGACCATTCATTGTACCAACTAAAAGGTTACCTGTGTCGTCTACTTCACCAATTGAAGGACCACCAGCACCTGTTAAACCAGAAGAGTAGTCTAGAGTACCAGACATAGCAAGGGCACTTGCAACATCAGCAGATGTTAGGATAAAGTTACCCTTTCCTCTACGAGTTTGCTGTGCGATTGCGTTTGCATCTCTTTCGATTTGGAACATAAGTCCTTTGAATTTCTCAACTGACCATCTTCCATTACTATCTACGTCTAGATCAAATACACCAGCGTTTGCAACGTTGTTTTGTGCACCTGACTTAGCAACTGTATATACAGTTCTAACAACCTCACGGTTGATTTCAGCAAGGATCTCACTTGATAGTAAGTTAGCAAGTTCCTGCTCTGCATCAAGACCGTGAATTGCTTTCAAGTCTTGTGCTAGTTCTAGAGTGTACTCTGCCTTTAGTGCTCTTGTTTTAGCAGTAACAGAAGTCTTCTCTATACTGAAGCTCATCTCGTTGAAGAGAGTAGATCCAGAACCTAGAACTTCAGCATCTTCTCTAGCGATTTTATCGGTACCTTTCTCGTAGTTAGCAGTAGTTGTACCACCACCAGATGTATCGTTAAGTAAACCTGGGTTAGCGTCTGTTGTACCACCGTCTCCAAGAGGATTAACGTCATCACTTCCTAGAGGAGTGTTGTCGTATGCACCAGGACCTTTGGTAGATGCAGAGAAGTTTACATCAGCTTCGTTGTAAAGTGCTTCCTTACCTGCACGAAGTGCTGAATCCTTATCTTGATAGTGTGACTTCATTGCAAAGATTAGTCCAGTAGGACCACTCATTGGTTGAACGCCACAGATGTCGTATGCTACCAAGTTTGGCATAGCACGACGGATGAGGTTAATCATCACTGGATCAAATCCAGCTAGACCACCTGTTTTAGTTGTAAGTCCAGAACCTGAGAGACCGTCTGCACCAATGGCACCAACTGTGTTGGATGCTTCATTGATCATACCACGCTCTTCTCTAAGTTGAGACTCTGTATTTTCTAACAGTACAGCGGTAACTGCCTTTCTATAATTGTCTTTGATGGTGCCAGCACCCTCATGACTTAGAACAGGAGACCACTTTTCTGTTAGAGCTTTTGAGTTAAACATTTGCTCTTATGAGAAAAATAGATTTATTTTATTATCAGGAATTCCAGCGGTTCATTGCATCAAGGTACTGTGCCATTGCTGGTGTTACCTCTGCATCTGCTCCTTCTACTGGAGTTTCATCTGCAACCTCACTCTGAGGTGCGGCTGTTTCTTTGAAGTATGCTTCCTTGATGGTAGTAACCTTCTTGGAGAATGATTCTTCAGAAACGAACTCTAGACCCTCAGCAAGTGCTGCGAGTTTTTCTTTTTGAGTATCTGCCAATCCTTCTGAAACATTGTTCAGAATATTTTTTCTTGCAGTCTCATTAAGATTATTTTGTAATTTCACATTTGCTTTGACCTGTTCGTCAAGGCGTGCTTCCATTTCACGAATAGATTCAGCCATACCCTCTACCACGTCAACTTTCTCGTCGGGGATAGAGATGTAGTGCTCTTCAAAGAGACCTTTAAGACCTGCAATGAAGTCT